AGCATTTGTATGTTCGATCATAAAGTTTAACTGATAAACTGTTGTAACACCTGACGGAAGACCATATGCTTCAGATGCTGCGCCCGAAAGACCAGTAATAACATGCAAACCAGTAACAACAGGTTGTGCTTGCATACCAATGATTTCGCCGATGCGAATCAAATCTTCTCCGCTGTCGAGAGCAGAAAAGTCATCAGTTGAAAGAACAACAGATGTGTTAAGTGTGTAGAAGTCAATGGCTGAGGTAAGATGTTCGCCGTTTGCCAATGAGCCGTAATCTCTATCATTTGCGAAAGATGTGATAGTCATTTTATTTCTCCTTTTTAAAGTGTGTAAATGAACAATTAGTTCATCTACTATGATATTATTTAGTCCGGAATGCTATTTTTTTAGGATGTTTGATCTACAAACTATTAGAGCCAAAAACTATGTTTTGGCTCTAATAAGTTAATATAACGACCAGTAATTATGAATTAATGAAATCACCCAACGGATCAGAAGATACAGATGGGAATATACTATTAAGACCAGTTTCATCTTCGAGAATGCAATTATCTGGACGAATAGTCATTGTAATGTTAAGTGGTTCGGATGATGAATAATCTACTTCACCATATGTTACTGTTTTTAAGAAACAACCTTCTAGAGTCCAAGCCGCTGTTGCCGAATCAAATCCGCCGTTTAGCATTTGAATTTGCATGGTGAATTTATAATCTTGGCCGGCGCGATATCCCGTTTGATTGTAATGATCTAACTGTGTTTGTAACTGTGATCCTACAGCTTTTGTAACTGTATTATCTACTGTATCACGAACACTTAATTCAATATCTGACCATTCATGTTTTCCCGCATAGTATGCACGTGAGTTATAGGAATGAACTGTGACTTCTTCGTGTGTTAGCGTAGGTAGACCGCATGTATTTGTATTCAATGTGATCGGATCTGTTGCTGTTACGCCGCCAGTTGCACCTTGACCAAATCCTAGCAACAATACTCTAAAGCGATACTTTAGTTTTGGCTGATGAATTGGGCCCTGACCTTGCATTCCGGTAACATTAATCCCGAACTTATCTATAGTCTTTACTGGGGGCGGCAAAGGAATTGACATGTTATAAATCTCCTATTAATAATCTTATATGTTTATTTATTCGAGGTGAGGATTTTTAAAAATGGCTTTTTAGGTTAAAAAGCTATCTATTAAAGGACAGATATAAAAATGATTATTGTGCGCTTGTATTAGGCGTATCTACTGCGATGAAGCCTTTTTCCGTAAAGAGTTCAGGTTTTGCTTCTTTAAGTTGACCAACTAACTCTTTAATATTCTTTCCAGCTTCTAGCATATCTTTGTTTGCATTTGAAACTCTGGTTGCAAGTCTGTCGTAAACTTGCTGCGTAATAGATAGTGTAGATTTATACAAATTAACTTCATGTAACACCATCTTAGTTAAATTTCTATCAATTTTAAGTTGGTTCATAAGTTCATTTGTAAGCGGGCGTAATTCTGTTCTACGAAGTTCATCGGCCGAATCAATATCATTATGATCCATAATTTTCTTTTCTAAGAAAACAATTACTTGTTCATATTCTTCAATTTTTAATCTTGATTCAGAGTGTAGTTTATTAATTTCTAGTGTTAATCTATTAGATGAATGAGCAGATTTGTCCTTATTAAAAAACATTTTTTATCTCCGAAAAATAAACTACATCTAATAATAACATAATAAGATTATTTAGGAGGACGTACCATTGCCATAATTAATTCTACTAAAATTAGTAAAATAATTGTATGATCTGTGTTCCAGTTCCAAACCCACTTTACATAAAAATTACCAATCTTTTGATATGATTTTAATTCTTCTTTGGCATATTCTAAAATAAGATTAACGTCATGTTTAGAAACATAAGTTCCTATTTTATCATCAAACCCCAATTGCTGTAAAGTATAGTTAATATCAACGTAACTATTTTGAAATACCGTTTTAATACTCTTTGATGGTGTATCGCGCAATTCTTTTGCTGGTTTGAAGATAGCTAGGCGAGCCTGCTTCATGCTATTCTTAGATAAAATATTTGCTATTACAAAATTCATTTAATCCGTCTCATAATTTACTCCTAATAACAGTATTACATATATCATAGCACCAAGTCTATATTTGTCAAGTCTCAACAATATCCTCTTGATTTTTATAGCATTTATGTTACAATATAGGTATGGTTGCTGCTTATACATTTGATGTTGCGAAAGATTTTGACGGCATGGGAAGCCGAGCAGAAAATACCTTAAAAAAATGTGGCTTTAATTATCAAGTACGGGCTGTTGCTGATACTTTAATAGAGTTTATAGAAAAAAATAATATCCCATATTCTGTATTGATCTTCAACAACTTCTATGAGAATAGTATAATTTTTATAAACGAAGAAGATATACATATAAAAATCGTATTGATTCTTTTTGTCTTTCCCGAATTGTTTCTTGTGGATTATTCAATAAATTTAATCAAGTTTCTGTTTTAAAAGATTTTAATAAGCACCTCAACAAAGAATGCCGTGATAAATTTAAACTAAACAAGCGCGGGCAAGAAAGTATCAGAAAAACCTATCTAACATGTATTACGAGCTTCGCTGTGAAAATGCATATTATACTGACGAGAAAGCATGTTCAAAATTAATTTTTGCAATTTTACTAAACTATAAAAATAGCGGCCGTGAAATTACTAGTATGAGAGATTTTTGTAAAGTTATCGAAATTTCTCCATGTAAAGAATTTTTACGTATTAAATTTTTAGAAGAAAGCCAGGCTGCTGAATTTATTCTTTATTATGGCGCAGAATTCCACAAATAAAAAAGCGAGAGAAATCTCGCTTTTTTAAAGTCACACTTTATATTTTTTATTGTTATTGTGTCAATGCTACTTGCAATGCTACTGGTATGTATATAAAGTCTATTGCGAATGTAGGAACAACAGCAATATCAATATACAATTCATTAGCTGCAATTGATTCTGGTGTATTATTTGATGAATCACAAACTACAGCAAAGTCAGTAAGTGCTCCTTGACCAACTAATGTTGTCAAGAAACTTGTTGCTGTTTTATATGCAGATGCCCGAGTTTGCGGAGTGTTCAATTCAAACAAGAATGATTCAAACAATTGCGGAAGAATATAGTTCAAATAAACTACTGTTCTTGCTACGTTAACGCGAGTTGTTAATCCTGTTGCATCCGCTGTAAGTGTCTTATCGCCACGAACTAGCAATCCTTGACCAGGAATAAACAAAATCGGATTAATATTGTTTGTATATAGCGTATCACGTTGACCTTTGTTTACGTTATATGGTACATATTCATGCGTATTGATATCGATGTATCCAACACTTGACGCATTATTTACGATACCGCGACGAGTTCCTGCTGGCGGAGTCCAAGGATATCCAACACGATCATTATAACCATAAACATTAAGAGCAATTGTTGATGAGGGAATTGCAACACTTGTTCCATCAACGTTTGTTCCCAAGCCCCATGGATAATACATTGCTGCATAATCATATGCTGTAATACGACCAAGTCTACCATCAGTTGCAACATTTGCTGCATCTTTTGCCCAATTATTAATTGATGTTGCATCTGGTGTCAATGTTGCAGGGACATCGGTGATAATAAATGCTGTTTCTTGACGATCAACATTCAATGTAACTAAGTCTGCAAAAAGTTCTACATAACCGGGAGCCGCTAGAAGATTGAAATATAAGTTAGGATCTTGAACCGCTTCATTGCCTACAATTTGTGCCGCAATAGCTGTTACAACAACTGCACGTTGAGCAAAACTACCCATAAGTGCTGTTCCGGTATTATCATTTCCGGATTGAGAAATCCAACGACCTGGATTTGCATTTAGATATGCAACAACCGCTTCCTGTGAGCCGGGATGCGCTGTTTCATATGCTGCATTCAAGAATGTACCAACTGCAACGCCCGATGTTGTTACACCACTGAAATATGAATTACGACGAACTTTAACGTTGTCTGATCCAATTTCTGTATTAAACAAAAGGATTCCTGCAGGGAAAATCTGCGGATTCAAAACTTGTAAATCTACTGGATCTACATAATCTGAACGTAACAAATCTTCTGGTGCTATGCTCTTTGGTTGTGCTGTATATGAATCTACTGTCAACAACCAAGGTGCTGTATTTCCTGATAGTGCTGGGCCCGAATCTTGACGTACATCACCGAATACAACGCCCATAGGAGTTGTATGGTCTGTATTATCTACGAGTGACCACGCGCCGTTCAAAAATACATAAATTGCTGGATAACCAACTACGTTATCTGACTGTATCCACAAATCATTATTTTGAAGTGGGTTACCATTTGATTGTGTAGTAGGCTGTGCTGATGTAACCTGCGGACCATTTGGATCTGTTGCTGGATACATTGTAAGATAGCCAACCCATTGGTTTCCGTTATTAACCATAATATCAACATTCAAAGACGGATTAAACCAAAGTGTTCCTTCTGTTGCTATTGTAGTTGGGGCATTGATTGACGCCGTATAAGGAAGTTCAATCCAATTTGAGAAAACACCAATCGGAAGTCCAGTAAGTGCCCATGAGGCATGTCCGGTTGAATCTTGTAAGTTTACAGCAGATCCATTATTTGATGTGATAGTTATTTGACTACCGGTTGATGATGCTACGATATGCGGTACTGCTCCTGATGTTGCTATTGCTGCATTTATTGCTGTAACTGCTTGTGCTGCTGTTTCTGTTCCAACAAATGTTACTGGAACTACAGTATGTGTGCCTATTGCCAAACCTGCTGACGCCCTAGAAGTAATATTAAATGTTCCGGCGGCTGGTGTTGTAAATGTTGCTGATACACTTTCTGCCGCAAGTGATGCTAATTTCTTAATAACAAATGTTGCTTCTGGTGATGTTGATGTGCCTAATGTGTTATATTGAACATACAATTCACCTAGTGATAAGCCTTGAGCAACTTCTGCAGCCACATCATCTACATAAAGTGGTGCTGAAACTGTTTGAAATTGTGAAACTGAACTGTTGTACATTTTTATAACAAAGTTTGCACCGAAGTTTGGATTTGTTGTTTTAATCCAAATATCTCCTGCATGTAATCCAGATGGTACTGAAGTATTTGGTGCGAATACTAAATTATAACCAGGTGTTGTGAGTGCTGGTGTGCCTAGTGCTGTTAGAACAGCGGGTGTTCCACTAATTGTAATTCCTAAACCTGCGGTGTTTGTAATAACCAATTGTTCATTTGCTAATCCACCAGCAGATGCCGTAATATTTGCAATTGCTGCTGTGTTAATATCTGTAATAAGAGTTGCAAGTGTTGCTGCCGCTGCTGCACTAACTGTATCATCAATCATCGTTACAGAACCACTCAATGCAATTGCATTACCGTTTGTAATTGTTGCTCCGGAGCCCATTGAGATGCTTATATTAGCAATAATCGTTCCGGCGAATGATGTGCCAGTACCTAATGTTGCAGATGATCCAACAACAAAGTATACACTGTTTGTTGCATCACTATTTTCAATAATAACTGATGATGCGCTTGCTGTTACTAAAGTACTAGGTGTTGTGATTACAATTTTTTGATTTGATAAGTTTTGGAAATTAAGAGTCAATGTTCCGGTTAATGTACCAACTGATGAACTATAAACACCGGGAGTTAATGTTTGTCCGCCGAGATCACCGACTACAGGAGTTGCCGATAGTGCATTTAATGCAGTATATGCAGATGTTGCGTCAACTAAAGCTTGAATTGTTGCTGCATCGTTAACGGCGTGAATTACGCCTGTTACAGTTGCACTTGTCATACCCGTAATTGCACTTGTTGCGCCAACGTCACCGACTAATGCAGATGCGCCGGTATTAGTAACTGCAGCGCCTGCAAGTGCAGCAAAATTAGCCGCTGTATGAAGTACTGTTGAAGATGAAAGAATATTTACTGTGGTGCCATTAATAACCAATGATCCGGCTGCATCAATTGTTCCCGGAACTTGTACAGTTCCCATTAAAACTGTAGGACGTGCTGCACGCCATGCTGGTGAGCCAACCAAATACCAAAGTGTAGAAATTTTTTCATACATTTCGATTTCATTATTTGAATTTGATGTAACAACTGCCAAATTTCCTGCTGAACCAAATGTTGCTAGAGGAACACCTGAACCATCAACTTGATCTAATGTGGGAGTTAAAACTGCTAATTGATTCCAAGCCAAGCCAGCAATTGGGTTTCCATTTGCTCGGAATGCGCCGAATGAAGAATTTGTATAATCAAACCAATATGTGCCGTTTGCTGGCGCTGCTGTTGGCTCTGATTCTTTTTCTAACAATTGTGATACGTCTAAATCGGCACGAATTACATTAACACTATTTGCCAAACCAAGATATGACCAGGCAGCATGAAGACCAACTTCATTAGTTTCGTCGCCTTGTTGAACTGTTCCATCTACTATATTAAAGAACGGATTGCCGAATGTTTGTAGCAATTCTCTCTGTGATGTAAGAGTATAAATCTTGCCTGCATTTGCTGGAAGTGTTCCGGGAGCAATTGTTACGCCATCTGAAAGAAGTTTATTAGATGCTGTAGCAAGGAAGATTGTTGGGACAGTTCCCGCTGCAACTGCTGGTACTGATTGTACTGTGCTTACTGAGACAGCAATTCCGGGCGAAACTAGTTGAACCATTTGTGACTCCTATTATAAATTCATTTGTTCACGCGACGGTTTTAAACCACGCGATCTATAAGTTTATTTATCAAAACAAATAAGAAAAGTGTTAATTTTGAAGTAATTACTTGTATTTCAAAGACTAATAATTGTGTGGTTTACGTGTTACTAGCACCAACTACTCTATAGTATGATGACTCTGCATTGTGGTCTAAAATTGTAGAACTAATTTTTTACCAAAAGATGCCAGAAAATAAACACTGGGTTCGGTATATCTGAGGTTGGTTTTTAACCAATAACCACGCTTGTAGGAGTTCCGCCGTCTGCATAATTTCTTAACTGTTCTTCTAAAGCAAGCAATTCTGCTTTAGCTTCTGCTTTAAGTTGCGAACCATTTAATGATACTCCGCCTTGTGGCCCTGCAAGAGATTGAAACTTTTCACGTGCTTCACCTAATATCATTTTTGCATATGCTATAGAACAGTCCAATAACCACATACCGGCATATGGGTCAATAAAGAGTAATTCTTCCGGTTTATAGATATAAACCCACAAAAGAATTTCTTCATAATCTCTGGGTGCGCGAACTAATTGTAGTTTTTTTGTAACGGCGTTCCATGTAAAATTCATATCGCCGCCGAACATTTTAGATGCGGTGTTTAGATATTCATTATACAAATTAAATGTTAGGATTCCGCCCATTGCATTTGCTTGTAAAAGATAAAGATTAGTAAATGCCAAATCAAAAGGATCATATTCGATACCACCTTGATAACTACTATCTTGCGTTCCGCCGGTGCCGATACGGCGGCGGAATACACGTCTTACTTCAATTGTTTCTGATGGGAGTACATATTCGTTGATATCTCGCTGAATTGTCATAAAGGTAAATGATTCTTCAACTGCATTACTCGAACGTTGTCTATACATCAATAATGCGCGATTTATTGCGAAATCTACGCTTTCTTGATCTAATTCGACATCGATTAAGTTTCCGCCTAAGGCAAGAAGGACGCCCGCACGAATTTTTTCTCTGGCTGAATCTTTTGCTGATACGTCTGTAGTTTCACCAAAGAACGGGGTTGGCTCGGTCATAAAATACTCCTATATAGAAGTATTTATTGAAGGTTGGTTTAATTATTCTTCTTCGCTTTTTTCTGCGTTTGGATTGGAGTCATTTGCTGATCCAGAACAAAGATCATAAAAATCAATATCTTCTTCATAATCATTAATATCATCAAACTCGCTATAATATTGTTCTTCAATCAAATCCATCAACGGTCTATCGGTTTCTTCTGTTTTGGGTTGATTTGACCAAAATATTACTGGTTCTAATGATCCGTCTGAATATCTATGCAGAACATTAATTGGCTTTTCATTATTTTCTATGCGGTATTGTACTACAGAATTTTTTGATGTGAATATTCGAATAACATTTTCTTCTACGGCTAGCCAGGACTCTTTGTTTTTATCAAATAGAACACTTGATGGTCTTATCATGGTGCCACTCCATATAAAGTTACTATAACTATTTAAACCTTAAAAACTTTTAACAATAATGTTTCTTCGTTGATTCGTCCGTTTGGGCTCCCTTCTTTAGCTTTAATTCCTAAAAAAACTTTTTCAAAGCGATTTAATGATGTTCCTATTAGATGTTCGATTAATTCTTCTGGCTTTCTTAAAGATTTAGTTTTACTTTTTTCTGCGTCAAAATTCTGTATGGTGGTTCCCTTAACAGAAAGTCCGTCTGTGTTTTTAGCATAATAAATTGCAACTTTTCTAGTTTTACAATTAAATGTAACTAATGTTGGGGCGGCGATAATAGTTGATGGTGGTATTGAAACTAACTTTAGAGAACTATCAGATTCTTTAAATTTTAAATTCTTTATTTGCATTTGCGCCGGTTTAATTTTTTTCTTACTTGGCTTACGAATTTTATTAAGTTTATTTTCTGCACGAACATTAGTTAAAACTTTTTCAAGCACAGCAACAATTTCTTGCGATCCAGATCGTAGTGTTTGATTGAATTTTTTTTCGTTAGTTGATAATTTCTTTTGTGCATATAGATCACAACTTTGTACATTATCTGTGTAATGATCCATCAAACTACGAAGTGCTAGATGTGTCGGCGTTCTTGAACGAAGAATATCATAGACAATATTATTATCAATTTTATTTTCTCTAATCATATTATCTAAAAATGAATACAATCCAACATATTCTAATTTTGCTGATTGTTCTGCCGTCAATTTATTTGTTATATCGGCTTGCAGTTCTTTTTCTTTTAATTCTTCTTCTTTAATAGCTGTATATTTTATTTTGAGGTTTTCTAAACACTGTTTAAAAAATATATCAGATTCTTCCTTCATTGGTGCTTTACTTACACGAAGGTATGCTCCGGGCCCTACACCTCCGATAAACCAATAATCTGGCATATCTTTTAAAAAAGCATATTCTTCTACATCTTTCATGTACTCTAATGTAATTCTTTTAAATGCTGCGGCATCAAATGTTGCACTTGCCCAATTAAGAGCATGTTGCATTTTCATCGAATAGTCGGGGTCTGTTATTTTAACACCGGCCCAGGAAAATTCATCGCCGTAGGCACGGCGAACTAGGATGGCGTCCATCGAACCAGCACGTTCTTTTTTTGCTTTTTTTCTTGGTGTTCTAGAAACTTCTTCTGTATCTGACATAAAAACCTTAATTCTAAATTATAATCAATAGTATATTAATTTATACATAGATGTCAAAAGATTTTATTTTGCACCTGATTTAGAATTGTTAATGCTTGGTCACCTGTATGCAATGAACTAAAATATGAGAATGAAAAACCATTGTGGACCATTTCATCCCAATGCCTATCTGTATCTCTATAGATGAACCGCTTTTTCTTACGATCGGTCACTGATGATAACAATTTTTCGCAAACATATTCTGCATCATTTGTTACCGATTTGCTATAATCATTGTCTATTAAAAAAACAAAACTTTCATCTTCATGAACTACGGTAAATGATGCGTGTATATCAAACATTTTTGTCCCCAATAAATCTATCATAAAACATTTTTGTTGGAATAAACAGCCAAAGTAATATATTTTTTAACATTATTCCTCCAAAATCAATAAATCTTTTTTATGCTTTGGCTTTTTAAACTTTTTATCTTTTACAATTTTTTGTTTGAATTTAGGGTCACGAAGACTCGACGCAATCGGGTTTCGCGTTTTTAATTTGTGCTTACCTATTTTTATTACGCGAGACATATCAATCTCTTTCGCTACTATACTTTCATTACTCTCCGCCTTCAATCGGCGTATAGTTAAGAAACATCATAAAGACATCAAGCATGAGAGTGCCATCACCATCATTGTGAATTTCAGCCGATTGATAATCATACTCCGTATGTCCGGCACGATCAACGCCGTTTCTATCATAACCATATTGATCAAAGCCGTCTTTATCATAGACAGGATTTTCAGGATCAACATATTTTTCAAACCAATTAGGATCCTTCTTATATGCCGATTGAATTGTCGGACTATATTTTCCTGCTGACATAATTTTCTCCTGTAATTACATATTTCTAATGTCTTAGTTTATCATATTGTGGTTATTTGTCAATTGTATAATTTTAATGAAATTAACTAATTATTAACACATAGTTTAAATGAATATTCTATAAATTTCTTTTTTAAACGTGCTACGGCTTCTGGTTTTACCTTAAAACAATAACAATTCGTTTTGCCTTTATTCCAAGTTGGCTTTCCTTTAAGACCGTTGGGTTTTCCTAGTCTGGCAAGACGCCGTATTTCTTTTAATTCTTTCGACTTTTCGATGCCGTGAATTTCTTCATATGATCGTCCTTTTACTTTTACGGCCTTTCATATTTGGCTTTTTACCATTTTCTTTACCAATACGAATTGCTTCTCTATGGGCGGGTGACCATTCTTGTCCTTTATTCCATGGCGTAATTGAACCATTTGCGAATCCTTCTAATCTTGATTTAGATATATTAGCGCAATGTTCTAGAGTAAATCCGCCAAAATTAGGATTATTTTCTCCGATCATTCTGATACTTTGACTTTCGGCTGCACGTCTTCTAATCCATCCAAATTCTTTATTATTTCTAATTGCACTATTGATTATTTTATTACTTATACACATCATTTTTGCACCCAAAACCAATTTAAAGTGCATTTCATGGTCTTTATATCATCGGTGCATCTTAATTAGTAATTGGTGCGCTAGATAATGTTCTTCTGACGTTAATACTGCACAGTTTTCCGGATATTTCTTTAAATCTTCAAATTCAGGAAAAATACATTGTGGTAAAATATGATGTTCTTCTGAATACTTATTTAAAGGATAATAAAGACTACGAACCTTAGCGCGTGTCATTAAATTATCATATATTTTATCCCAATTCATATAATTCCTTAAGAAATAAAGTATATTTTATCATAAATATAAGACAATATCAATTATTAAAGGATTCGATATGACTAAGGGGATTAGTCTCTGGCGCGAGGGTAAAAAGGGACGCGATTATTCCTTTCAAGATGGGGTGGCGCGAGAGCATATAGAGCGTTCGGGTACTGGCTGCAATATCCATAAATATTTGGGGCCGGTGCAACAAGATCCAAATGATCCTACAGTTACTATACCAACAAATGGCAATTTACCTAATGAATTGACGATTCAAGATATAACGGTTTTAGAAAATCGAGATAGAAATTATGATACAACTATTGTTAGTCTTCATGGATGTTTTATTGTTCAAGATCCGGGATTTGATTTATCACAATTTGGTATTATGCTTTCCGGTGATTCTGTATTAATAGAATTCCATTTAAATGATCATGTAAAACGCTTGGGAAGAAAATTAATGTCCGGCGATGTTATTGAGGTTGTCGCAATGCGCGATGAACTGCCATTAGATCAAAATGCTGCGCCAATTCCGAAATATTATGTTGTGCAGGATTGTATTCGCCCAGCAGCGGGGTACGGACCAACTTGGTTTGCTCATACGTGGCGTGTAAAATGTACACCAATTATTGATTCAGAAGAATACCAAGATATTCTACAAAATCCAGCCGGGCAGGCCGATACTTTAGAAACATGGCAAAATTCTATAGGTGCTACATCTGCTGCCGGTTCAGGTGCTGGTGTTCCTAATAATTCCGGAACTGCCGCCGATCCAAATTCATCTGCTTCTTCTCTTGCGACAAATTTACAAATTACACAACTATTGAATTCTGCTGCTAAAGCCGCCGTGAGAAAACGTGCAAATTTTATTCAACATTTTTACATTCGGCCGGCAAATATTAAAGTTAGAGACGGATTGATTACTTGGCTTATGAATGATAATGCTATACCGCCAAATTGGACTGGGGATTTTATTCCTAGTGGCATTACATTTCCTGAAAATCCATGTCCCGGTGATTATTTTATTAGATTAGATTATGAACCAAATGCTTTATTTCATCGTGTAGAAACATCATGGCGCAGAGTTCAAGATGAATGGCGTACTGAATGGGTTCCAGCATCAAGAATTCTTGATTCATATCTACGTAATAATAATATAACAATTATTGATCCAACAGATACCGGAACATTCCCAGAAAAACAACCACTAAGCGGAGTCGTCCCTGTTCACGCAAATGTAATGCCAGGAACAGAAAATGATGACCCAACAAAGGATTAACAAAATGACAGATATGACTTTTTCCGATGACCTTATTTCTTTAATTAAACTTGCGGAAGGATGCCGATTGACAGCATACTTAGATGCTGATAGCATTTGGACAATTGGGTACGGACATGCATATGTTCATCAAGGAATGGTTATTACACAAGACCAAGCAGATCAATTACTACGTAATGATTTATATAAATTTCAATTGGGTGTTAATAATCTCGTACAGGTAGATTTAACACAAGGACAGTTTGATGCTCTGTGCGATTTTGCATTTAACTGTGGTTTAGGAAATTTACAAAGTTCTACGCTATTAAAAGATGTTAATGCTAGTAATTTTGATGATGCTGTTATACAATTCCCAAGATGGGATAAATCTGGCGGTGAAGTTCTTCCGGGTTTATTAAAACGTAGAAATGCTGAAGCTGCAATGTTTTCTGGTGGCGATTGGCAATCTATAATGAACGGAAATTAATATGGTAGATGTAAATGACATTGTAGATCAGATTAATAATCAAACAGCAGCCAATCAACCACCTATAAATGATGGTACGTCTAACTACTTTTATGCTAGACAAATTGAAACTTTAGTTCAACAATGTATTCGTGTATTTTCAAATTTCTATTATCAAACTGGTGTGAATTATACCGGCGATACACAACTATTACCTATTCCTTGCAGATGGGGTGATGCTTCAAGAATGGTATCATCGATCATTCAAAATAACTCTGAAAATACCGCTATATCTGCTCCCATCTTTGCCGTCTATATTAAAAGTTTTCAAATGAGTCCGGAAAATAGAAAATTTCCAGTAGGAGAATCGCAACTACAGGTATCAGAACGTGCAATTGATCCAATTACCGGAAGATATACGGACAAATTAGGATCACAATATGAAGTTAATCGCTTGATGTCCGTTCCATATGTTGTTAGAGTTCAAGTAGATTATTTGTTTACGAATGCAAGTCAGCAATGGCAAGCATTGGAACAAATTCTATTATTGTTTAATCCGTCTATTGATATTCAACTTAATAATAATCCGATAGATTGGGGTAATTTAACACAAATGGAATTAGAAGATATTAATTATAACTCAAAGTCCATTCCTGTCGGCGGAGATGACCAACTTAATATCACTTCTTTTACATTTGCTATTAAACCATTCTGGCTTAATCCTCCAGCAAAAGTTAAAAAACTTATTCAAATTCGTAATGTTATTGCAAGTGTCGGTGGGGATACGCCGGATTGTGAAGGAATTATTAAATGGACACCAGATGATTTTAAACAGTCAGTAACTACTGTCGGAAATAATAAAGTTTCTCTATCTGGAAATGAATTAGTTTTATTAGGGCGTGGCGGAAATACCGTCGATGTGTCCGGAGACCCATATTCTTGGGTAAAATTATTATCTCAAATGGGGCATTACGATCCCGAAACAACTATTGTTAGACTTAGACCAGTTATTAATATTAGCGATTCGGCGCATGACGTGATAGCAACATTTACCCTAGATCAAAATAATATTAATATCGCAACACTAACGTTTGATAATGATACATTGCCGGCTACAACAATTCCAGCAATTAACGCCTTTATTGATCCCAGAGTTGTATATCCTAGTAACGGAAGTTTTCATCCGGTTAACGGAATTCGTTATATTATAACAAATAATATTATACCAAATACTGTATCGTGGGGTTCATTCTCTGCTCCTGCTAATTCTATTATCGAATATAATGGCACTGAATGGCTGGTTTCAAATACTTTTGATTCTTTACCAATGGGGACCGTGGTTAAAAACTTGTCTAATTCTAAGTTGTATGTTAATATAACTACTGGCTGGTGCTTAGCCATAGAAGGAATGTATACACAAGGTTATTGGCGTATTCAATTCTTCGAAGAATATGCAAAACAAGGAATACAATAGAGGTCAAAAATGATTAGAGCCGCGGGATGCATTTTTATAGCAAAATCAACTAAAAGAATACTACTAAACTTTCGCAGCGAACAGTCAAATAAGCCAAATTGTTTTGGTTTTTGGGGTGGTAAAGTAGATCCATCTGAAAATATTTTTGAAGGTTTATCACGTGAATGCACCGAAGAATTAGGTTTCATTCCGGTATATGAAAGAATTACAATAATTGACCAATTTGTTAGCCCGGATGGGCATTTTATTCGTTCGCCGTTATTGTTCCCGAAGAATTCATTCCAAAAATCAATCATGAATCACAAGGGTATTGCTGGTGTAGTTTAGATGGCTACCCGAAGCCATTACATCCTGGTGCTAAAGCTCTTTTAGAAAATATGTCTGTAACTAAGTCATTGAGCCGTTTATTAGACAGTGAAAACGGATCTAATTTCCCTACTGCCGCAGATATAAAAGAAAAATCAGAATAACTTAACAATAATGTATGTCGGGGCCGACCATTACTTTAAATCCCAACCTATGGTCATTAGGATTCATAACACTGAAATTGTTATCAATAGAAATATTTTTTTCTTTTATGTTTTTAAATTTAACAATTTTAAATTCTAAACTTCCTGGACGACGAATTGAAACTTTTATAGTTGCCCCATTTAGTGCGTGAACAAGTTTACATAACATATTTTTATATTTTTTATTTGAATTCAAAAAACATACTAATTCTAAACATAAAACATAAATTATCAAATTTTGCGGTTTTACTTTAAATGCTAATGCCCCGGTATTTCTGCTTGATTTAACCTGCGACAGCCCAAAGTACTTACGCGCATCTGCTGGTATTCCACGTAAGTCAGAATATAATTCTTTATTTTTTAAAATAAAATTTTTAAATGTTTTATGTGAACTTACATAATCGCGTATATCAGCAACCGTTGGGTTTTTATTACCCATCATTTTTTTGATATATGCTAATTTTTTTGAGTTGATTAGTTTAGATGCTTTTAAAATACTATCAACTATAAAAATACTTTCATCACCCAATAACTCAAAAAGTTTATATATTTTCTTTTCATGTTTTGCGATTTTTTTCTTATTATCTACTAATGAAACGATACTTGCTGCGCCGGATCTATTTCCTTTTACTGATCTACCTTCTTTTTTATTTTTTACTATTATTCCGTAATCATATAATTTTTCCTGCGAACTAGACGGACATATAATTTTACCGTTTGTATAATATGCTTCCCATAACATTGCTAACACTTCACCGTATAAACTTTGAGAAGTAATAATATTTTCTAATCCGTGACATAACTTTTTTACTTCTAAATTAAATTCACTTAAACTTTTTTTATTTTTTCCCATTTTCACTGCTAAATCTGCTAATGATTTTAAAAGTTTATAGATATTTCCTGAGGTATTATTTTTTAAATATTGATTTAATTCTTTATATAACTCAGTTGGTGTTAACTCTATATCTGTTGAAAATATTTTATTTGGTAAAAACTGTTTACCTTTTATAGAAATATTTCCTTGTGTGTTTTTCTTTCCTAAAACATTAACAACATACACAGTTTCAATGCCAAGTTCTGTTTTTATTTTAACAGCATATGTTTCAAAAGTTCCAGATCCTCTATGCTTTGGATCAATTTGCATATCAACGACTTTTACATCACTGCTTTTTAAGATGCGTTTAACATCTGCCATAAAAGATTTATCGTCATTAGATAAATTTTTAAGACGATGTATGCCATTTTCTGTTTTCTGAAAGTTTTTAGGAAAAATATCAGAAAATGAAATCTTTTTTGATTGTTTTTGCTGTAAATGCATATAACACACAATAGTTTATTTTGTGTTTAAATTGCAAATTTATTTCTTGGCTGAATTAAATTTATCCACACCTTTTAGGTGAATAATATACGCATATAATGATCCGTGAA